CGATGGCGTTGGGGCGTAGGCCAATGGCCTTACGGACCTGCTCTTTGGCGGCCTCGATGTGGTTCATGGGGTCGTTGTTGCCGGTCCACTTGGACGAGGAGTGGTTCTTGACGTGGGCGGTCGAGTACGTGCTGTCGGCAAAGAGCAAGTCGGCGCACCGCTTCTCTTTGCTGCGGATGGTCTTGTCTTGGATCTGGGCCGTGCGCTCCATGGCCAGGTTGAGCCAGCGGTCGGACGACTTCTCCTGGAGGTCGCTGACCACGCCGAACAGGCCGTAGTTGCGCACGGTGAACGTCTTTTGATCCAGGTCGAACGACACCTCGGGGTAGGGCTGGTCGACGCCCAGCGGGCCGTCGTCCTCGATCAACCAATGATCGAACCCAAAGTCGCGGTACGTGCCCGTTAAGTGCTCGACGTTCTTGGGTATACAGATCTCGTCGGCAATGGCCGGGCCGGTCGGATAGCGCAGCGCAAAATCGGACAGGGCGTCGTTGAGTACATGTCCAGCAATAGGGGCCATAATAGCATACTCCTACAGTGAGTCGGGGGGGGCTCAGCCGCCGGGGGCCGAGGAGGTGGTGTCGGTGGTGGGGACTTGGTGGAGGGCGACAAACACCCGCGCCAGCTCGCCGTCGGCCGCATCCTCGGCCAGAAAACCTAAGACGGTCGCTTTCTGGGTCGAGGTGTTGGCGTCGCCTTGGCCGTTGGTGGTGATGCCGATGTTCTGGCCCTGGGTGCCGGCCTCGTCCATCAGGACCTCGACGACCTGGGACGTGCCCAGGTGGGCTGCGTTGACCAGGTCGCCCGTGTCGGCTGGGGCTAAGGCCACCGCGATGGGGCGGTCCGTGGCGGCCGCGCACTTGGCCAGGGTCTGGGCGGCCGCCGTATCCACCTTGAGGATCTCGCCTTGGGCGATGGCCGCCTTGGCTTTCCAGGTGCCGGTTAAGCGTTGAACAAGAAAGGCCATACTGGGTTCTCCTAAGGTTAGACGCCGACGCCGGGGGAGCCGGTCGTCTCGTGAGTGCGGTAGGCGTAGGCCTCATAAAAGGCGACGCCGAGCTGGTTCTTGGCCTGAATGATCGCATCCCCGAAGGTGAGGCCGCTCTGCTGGAGCTCGGCCACCTTGGCGCGAAACAGGTCCGCTTGGGCGGTCGGGGCCAGCGCTGGCCCGGCCGCGGGGAGGGCTTGGCTGTGCCCTTGGGGCGTAGCGGGGTCGGTCGTCGGCGGGGCGGCCGCCGACAGGGTCTGGTCCAAGAAGGACAAGGCCCAGGCCGGGTCTTTGGCTTCGGCCAGCCGGGCTTTGTGGGCCTCGCACTCGGCGGCCGTGACCACGCCGCGGGCGGCATGGCGGGCTAAGACGGCGTCGCGCTGGGCCACGAACAGGGTCTGGCGAGCCTGCGTGTCGCGCTCGGCCAACGCCTGGAGGGCTTGGTCGCGGTGGTCGTCGGTGATGGCCTCGGGGGTCGGCAAGTTCAGGGTCTGCCGCACGAGGTCGTCGGTAGGACGGGACATGGTGGGTTCCTTGGTTGGAGGTGCCGGGGGCGGAGCGGGCGGGGCCGCTAACTGCGCAAAAGGAAAGCCTCCGCTCAAGCTGGCGACCGCCTTATAGGCTAGGCCTTGGGGTTCTTGCTCGGCATGAGCGGCGGGGAGGGTGCCCTTAAAGTAGGCATGGGCGAACTCATACTCAAGGGCTTGGGCGGCCGACAAGAACGTTTCTTGGTCCATCCACGCGGCCACTTGGTCCGGGTCGGCGGTCGTTTCTTGGACATAGACGGTCTGTATGGTCTCGTCCAAGGCGCGCAGCTCGTGGGCGCGCTGGGCGGCTTTTTCGGCGACGTGGTCCGCGTCTTGGTGGTCGCCGTTGAGCACCCCGGCGATGAGCGTGTGGGCGTTGTGGATGAAGTATTGGCCCAGCTCGGCGATGGTGCGGCGTTCCAACGGAGCGGATAGGGCGAGGATGGAGGCCCCGGAGGCGGCCAACCCATCGACGACCGTGTGCAGGGTCCGCCCGTCGGCCTGGGCTTGGAGCAGTAGGTTGCGTACGGCGGCCGTGGCGGCTACGCTGCCGCCGGGCGAGTTGATGCGGACGACCACCGTGTCCCCGTCGATCGCGGCCAGCTGCTGGGCGAGGGCCCCGGGGGAGACAAAGAACTCGGTGTCGTAGAACCAACTATAGAGCTCCCGGTCCATGTCGTTGATGATGGGGCCGTAGATGAAGATCTCGTGCGCCTGCGGGGTCAGCTGGGTCCCGGGCTGGGGCTTGAGTCGGTTCCAGATGGTCAGGTGCTGGGCGTTACTCGGCGTCGGCGTCGGCATGGGCGGTCGGTACGGGCGTTAGGGGGAGGTGCTCGCCTTCGGCGGGCGGGTTGTTCTTGATGTTGACCACGTGGCGGGCCGTCAGTTCGTCTTGGGTGCCCCATTGGATCAGGCCGCGCTCGGCCAGGGCGACGACGGACTGGACCCACTCCTCGATAGAATGTAAGGATAAGTTGCTCCATTCCAACTGAGCGCGGGCCTCGGGGCCAAAGTTCATCGCAACCAGCGGCGTCACCAACTGCTCGTTGAGCCGGTCCCGCAGGTAGTTGGCATAGGCCCGCAGGGAGCCGAAGAAGAGGTCGACAAAGTCGTGGGAGACGGCCCGGCTGCCCGTCTGGGAGGTGCCCAGCTCCATAAAGAGGGCCAGCACGGCCGCGGAAATCTTCTCGTCGTGGTGCCGCACTTGGGGCATCAGGTCGGGCATGGTGCCCCGCTCGGGGGCTTCAAAGCGCAACCGCCAGCGGTTGTGTTGGGTCACCAGCGCGGTCTGCGTGTCCGAGTGCAGGGCTTTCAGGACGCGCTTCATGGCGTCCACTTGGTCCACGGGCGTACCCCGGTCGTACTGCATGTGCGGGATGGGGACGCCGAACCGTTCGGAGGCGATGGCTTGGATGAGGTACAGGCACTCTTTGTGATACCAGTGCTTGTAGCAGGGCCGCAGGATGGACCGGCCCCACCAGTCGGTGCCCTGGAGGTGGGGCGCGAAGTACAGGAGCCGGTCGCCTCCCAGGCGCACGGTCTGGCTGGGTTGGTCCAGGTCGATCTGCTCGATCCCGGCCAACGTCTGCCCCTCGGTCTCAAACGCGTGAATAGACGCCTGGGGCCGAAACTCGACCGCTTTCAACGGCTGGGTCCACCGGTCGCTATCCGCGTCGTCTTGCCTGGGTTGTTCGTAGAGGACCTCAAACACGGAAAAACCCAGCTCCAACGAGGTCAGGGCGTCTTGCAGGAGCCGTTGGAAGCCGATGCGGCCGGGCCGCCCCTCGGGGACGCCGAGTTGGTCTTCGACAAACAGCTGTACGGTCGGGTCGTCGGCGACGACCTCCCAGGTGACCCCGCGCAGGGGCGTCTTGATCTGATGGACGATGCCCGCGACATGGCCGTCCTCGCGCACCATGCGGTCGTAGGTGTACACGCCGCGCCGTCCGGACAGCAGGGGGTCGTACTCGAACCCTTGCAGGTTGCTGTACAGGGCATGCGCGTACGGCGAATAGGTCCGGTCCCGGTACGTGAGGGCGTCGGCCACCTTGGCAAAGACGCTGCGCAGCGATTGGGAGAAGGTCGACAGGAACGGGACGGTCGCCATACGGGTCGGGGGCGGTGGGGAAGGGCGCGTAGGGTGTTAGGCTACGGTCGGGGCGTGTGTTTGTCAATGGCCAGCGGCCAGGTTATACTAAGGTCATGCGGACGCAAGACCAGCTCCCCCCCTTCCTCCAGCGGCTCTATACGGTGCAATCGGCGACCGATATTCCCCGCCCGCACCGGGCGTGGTTCTGGTCCACGTTCCGCGCGTTGCGGGCCCAAGGCCAACCCTATAAGAGGGCGTGGCATCAGACGACGTGGGCTCTGGAGCACCACGTGCTGCGGGGCGCGCGGTGATGGCGGCCTTGCTTGAGATGGGCATGGAGATCATCGTCATCTTCGTGGTGCCGCCCATCCTCGGGTTCTTGTGCAACGCCATCTTCAAGCTCATCGGGACGCTGGATCGCTTGGCCATGGAAAGCATTGAGGACCGCAAGAACGAGCAACGCTACCACGAACTGCTCATGGAGCGGTTGGAAGCCTACCACACAGCCCAGGTGGAGCTGCTCAAAGAGATACGCACCCTCTCCCACGACCTGCACCGCCACACCCACACCCGCCCCCGCCCCTAACCGGGGCCCGGCACCGGCTGCCCCTGCCGCATGCGCTGCGTATGGACCCGGCGCACCATGCGGGCCGTCAGTGCCAAGCTGTCGGCGTAGTCTGGCGACGTACCCCCCAACAGTTTCCGATACTCTTTCTTGGGTTGCAGCGCGATGACCCGGCCCTTGGTGGCGATGCCGCGCTCGGACAGCTCGCGGGTCAGCCGCTTGCCTTTCTCGTCGTCGGGCAGGCTCATGCGCAGGTGGGGCTGGCCGTGGGTCGTATCCTGCAAGCTGGTCAGGTGGCGCGTTAAGAGCGTGTTGAGGTGACACCAGGCCTCGCACTCCAACGTCTCGTACTCGGGCTCGTCTTGGTTGATCCGCTCCCCGTCCGGGGTGGCGTGGCCCTTGTAGCCGGCCAGGTTGTATTCGAGCGCGCCCCGGTCGCGCAGCATCTCCAACACGCCCGAGCCCTCGCCTACGGTGTCGCAGGTGAAGTACAGGTCGGGCGAGGCGATGGGCTGGGTGGCCGCGTGCAGCATCTCGTTGCAGAGCAGGGTATGGTCGTTGCTGGCTAAGGCGGCGTGGATATGGATGCGGTGGCCCTGCGGCCCCACTTGCCAGCGGACGATGACCGAGTTGTCGTCGCCGAAGCCGGCCACGTCGGCCCCGATGACCTCGTAGTGCACGGGGAACTCCTCGGGCGGCTCGTAGTTTTGGGCGGCCTCGACCAAGTGGAGCGGGATGGCTACGGACACGTCGTGCTTGGGCGGCAGCCCGTGGATGCGCACCTGGGTCTCCCACGAGTCGGGCCCCCACAGCTTCAGCGACTCCTCCACCCAATCGGCCGACAGGGCGTAGGGGATGATGGGCTTGTTGCCGCGGGCGCGAATGAAGTCGCGGTGGACCCAGTTGGGATGGTCGTAGGCCGATAACTGTAAGACCAGCGTGTGCGGGTCGTCGGGCGGGGTCTCGGCGAAGGTGCGGTAGAAGTGGCCGGCCCGGCGCAGCGGGTTGCCGATCATCAAGACCTTGACGTCGTGGCCCGCCTTGAGGCCGTTGATGGCCTGCCAGATATGGGCCGGGATGCCGGAAGCCTCCTCGCAGATGATGAGCAGGCGGCCGTGCTGCCCGGCCAGCCCCTCGTCGGTCTGGGCCGAGGTGATGGAGACGTAGGCGGACGGGGTGTCCTCCGAGGGCCGCCAGATCTTGGTATGGCACTCGCCGGGCAATCCGAGGTGGGCATGCAGGGTCTTGACCGCGTTGCCGATGGTCGACTGCGTTTGGGACAGCCGGGGGCCGACGACCACGGTCTTAGAAGGGAAGCGGCACACGGCTTGGAACAGGGCCGCCCGGGCCGCCACATGCGACTTACCCGTGCCGTTGCCGGTGACCACGCAGACGGTCTTGGTTAAGGGCCGGCCCAGCTGCGCCGGCCAAAAGAGGGCTTCGAGGATCTGGCGTTGCATCGACCAAGGGGCCGTCGCCTGCTCGCACCGCCCGGCCAGCACGTCCTCGACGGTCTGGGTCTCGCCCAGAAAGGCCAGGAAGCGGTCCAGCGAGCTGCGCGGGGACGTGTCCTCGCCCACGAACCCACTCTCTAACATCTTATCCAAGTGCCGAAACTGGCTGAGTAGGTCGGTGGCCCCCGTCTGGACGAGCGCGTTCTGGCGGCGCAGGCGCATCGCCTCCTGCTTGGCTTGCTCGACCTGATGCTGGAGCTTCTCGGCCTGCAAGGCCTCTTTAAGCAGCCCGCTGGCCTGCTTGAGGTCGGACAGGGCGTCCGTGTGCTGGGCGTGGCGGAAGCCGCGCAGGGCCAGTAAGGCGGCGAACTGGGCAAACGCTTGGGAGGCCGTGGCTTGTTTTTCGAGCACGTGGAGGGCTTGGGTGTACTCGCCAAACTCGGTCAGCACCGGGTCGGGCAACAAGGGCAGGTCGTTGCGGACCCGTTCCCGGTGGGTGGCCGTGCTCTCGCGGGGGGACTGGCGGGGACCGGCCGGGCCGCCGTGGTGGTAGCACCGGACGCCGGCGATGGCCGTACGAAAGCGGCAGAGCGTGCCGTCGGCCTTGAGGGCGCCGCAGCGAAAGGATTGTTGGGTCTGGGCCATGGGGGCGAAGAAGCGTATCGGGGTGTAAGCAAGGAGGGACGGTAAGATGTCGGGGTATAAAGTAGAAGCGATAGGGATCGGAGTGCAATTGCATCCGAGCGCGGGCCGGGCCGTGTGGGTGCAAGCGGACTGGTCGGTGCCGCAGACGACGGCGGCCTACTGGACGGCGGTGGCGTGGGGCCAGGCGCCCCAGACGCCCAGGCTGGTGTGGACGACGCAGACGCTGCCGACGGAGGCCGTGGCCGGGCAGGTGGCCGCCCAGATCGCGGCCTACCGGGGCCGCTGGACGGTCTTTGTGGATGGGCGGGGCGGGCCGGCCGGGCCGCGGCTGGGCTGGGACCGGGCGCTCAACCGGGCGCAACAGGCCTATTGCATCGAGTACGACCCGAACGCGCTGGGGTTGGACGGGACGGAGACGCCGGCCCTCTACCGCGACATGCAGGCGATGCAGTACTGGTGGCTGGACCCGCACCGGGTGTGGCCGGCCGGGGCGCTGGCCTACCGACCGGTCGGGACGCCGCTGCCGGCCCAGTTGGACGGGTACGATGTGCGGGCCGTGCGGCGGCCGGACCATCAGCCGGCCGCCGACCAAGCCGCGCGGCGCCTACGAGACGGGGCGGGGGTGGACTACGCGGAGGCGGCCATGCTGTCGATGCAGGCGTTGGCCGGGGCGTTGGGCCGTCACCGCATCGTCGCTTCCTTGGGGCCGACCGACCGGGTGCTGCATCCGTATGACGACCCGTTCGCGCGGGACGGGGGGCCTACGCCTTGGGTTGGAACCCGGTGAACCCTTGGGT